GTAAAAAGTGAAAGAAAACCCGGTGTGCCTAATGCCAAATCTGTCGTACTGGTAAAACACAAATCCGGGGGTAATTCCTCTCTCTTTTTCAAAGCCTACGAAATGGGGGTGGAGAAATGGCAGGGGAGATCTGTAGATTGTGTGTGGTTGGACGAAGAACCTAGCAGAGAGCTTTATTCCCAAGCTGTTACTCGTACTTTAGACAGACGGGGCATGGTTTATATGACCTTCACCCCGGAAAACGGGATGACGGAGACTGTTGCTGGGTTTATGAACAACCTCCAACCCGGACAGTCTTTAGACAATGCCACTTGGGATGATGCGTCCGAAAGGATAAGAACCCTTAATAACAACAAGGGCCATTTGGACGAAAACATTATGGCTCAGATTCTTTCTGCCTACTCTCCCCACGAAAGGGAAATGCGGAAGAACGGCAGACCCTCCATAGGTAGTGGTCTTGTGTTCCCGGTGAATGAATCTGAACTGATTGTAGAACCCTTTTCCATTCCTGAATCCTGGCCCCGCATAGCCGCTATAGATTTTGGGTGGGATCACCCTACCGCTGTGGTATGGGTGGCATGGGACAGGGACGAGGACATTGTTTATGTTTATGACACCTATCGACAAAGCAAAGCCCCGCCACACGTTCATGCGTCAACAATTAAAACCAGAGGCCCGTGGAATATCGTATGGCCTCACGATGGTCACAGAAAAGACTCTATGGGCAATCCGGGCCTTGCGGAACAGTATCGCTCGCTAGGCTGTAACTTGCTTCCCTTTCATTTTGAAAACCCTCCCGCGCTAGGAGAAAAAAAGGGGGGTAACTCTGTAGAGGTCGGCATTATGGAAATGCTGCACCGGATGGAAAAAGACCAATTTAAGGTATTCGCTCCCCTGGCAGACTGGTGGGAGGAATTCCGTATGTATCACAGGAAAGAGGGCAAGATCGTTGCACTACGGGACGATCTTATGTCTGCCACACGATATGCAGTCATGTCCTTAAGATTCGCAACAGAAGGAAAAGACCCCATCTGGGACAAGGAGATTAAGTACCCGCAACTCGGAATAATATGAACGAACAGGGAAAAATTTTGGAGGACGAGGAATTTTATCTTGGTGGCCTCGCCCCATCCTTCATGCCGGAATCAGGGTATGAATATATAGCTGGAGTCTCCGGGTGGCCCCGTCCCATTACGCCTGGTCTTTTAGGTGGTGGCCCCGGTGGTGGTGGCCCCGGTGGCGGCCCCGGTGGCGGCCCCGGCGGGCCGGGAACTCCGGGTCAGGCGTATATCCCGCCACCTTACGAAGAAGTCCCTCCAACTTCTCCCGAACCGATTGCTCCCGAACCTAGTGACCCCAGATATATCGCGCACACCGTTTACCCAAAAGGCAGCTCTGTATTTGCCCACATGGGCTTGCTTCGTGAAGGGCCGTATGTGTACGACAATCCTGAGGGAGAAACTCACAGAGGCGTAACCACGAACATTTCCGGCCTTCACCAAGGAAATCCTTTCTACAATCTTGACCCTAGTTTAGAACGCACTCAGTACACGCCAAGATGGTTTACATCAGCCGGATTGTTGCCTAGCTCTTACGAGAATTACATCGTTCCTTTATCGGATGTTGCGGGATTTACTGAGCAGGATTTGCAAAAATACGATCTCCCCAACATAAGTGCGTTGGGAGATTTTGCAAGTCACCACGGAGGCATACTGGATCAAGTAGGTGTGATCCCAAGTTGGTACGGATTAGATATCCCGAATCTAAATTACCCGGAAGATAGATACTATCGCACTCCGGAAGATGCTTACATTCATAATGACTTCGTTCACGAGTATCAAGATCCCGGTTTTGTTGAGGGAGCATACTTAGGCCCAGACCCAGGTTTCTTTGGGTTCGACGAATCCGGCGAACCATATTCCGGATGGATACCCGGTCAAACAATGAGGGGGTCTGCTGGTTTATTGGGAGGCGACAAAATTGTGTGGGGGCCGGAAGGTAATGCCTACTACATAGAGGGTCAAGCCGATTGGGATAAATATTTCCCCGAAGGTATGCCTCTCGGCCCACCATCCTCTGTAGTCGAAGTCTCAGATGTCGAACCTTACGATCCAGACACCTCTTGGGTTCCGTATAACCCTGATGACCTACCCGTGGTGGGCGGCCCAATCTACGGAATAGTGGATGGGGGAATTGTTGACGCTGGCCCAATAATGGATTCACCGAATGGATGAACTGAAAGCAAGAATAGACGCTGAGATCACGCAAGCTCTCGGTTTTGACGATGAGATCTCCGACCAGCGCAGACTTGCGATGGAGTATTACTACGGGCTTCCGTTTGGTAACGAAGTAGAGGGTCGTTCCCAGATCGTAGACAGCACCGTTGCGGATACGGTGGAATGGATCAAACCCTCTCTCATGCGTGTATTCGCTTCTGGCGACAGGATTGTGGAATTCCATCCTACGGGGCCAGAGGATATTCCCGCAGCGGAACAGGCTTCTGACTACATTAACCACATTTTCACCAAAGATAACCCAGGATTTGAGATCCTGTATTCGTGGTTTACGGACGCACTGCTGCAAAAAAACGGCATTGTAAAAGTCTGGTGGGATGAGACAGACGAAAACGACAGGGAGACTTACACAGATCTTACAGACCTGGAACTGGAAGCCCTTATTTCACCGGAAGCGGTAGAAGTTTTAGAACATACCGAAAATACGGATGGTCTGGAAGTTACACATGACGTTGTAATCACCAGAAAAGTCGTAAGTGGACGGGTAAAGATAGAAAACGTCCCGCCGGAAGAATTCTTGATCTCGCGGGAAGCCAAAAGCATTTCAGACGCAAGATTTGTCTGCCACAGAAGCCGTAAAACCTTCTCTGAACTCAGAGAGATGGGTTATGACTTTGACGAAGAAGAAATCGGGGGGGATAACCATGAATACTCCTCCGAAAGAATTGCAAGGTTTGAGTTTGACGACTCTTCCCAGCTTGGCCGCGACACAGTAGAAAAAGCACTCCAAGAAGTCTGGGTTTACGAAAGCTACCTGAAGTCTGACCAAGACGACGACGGGATTGCAGAACTCCTCCGTGTTGTCACCGCTGGCAATGTAATCCTTGAGCAAGAGCCGGTAGACCGCAAACCTTTCGCCACACTGACCCCCATAAAAATCCCGCATAAGTTCTTCGGGATGTCTATGGCCGATCTGACAATGGATCTTCAGTTAATGAAATCCACACTGCAAAGATCACTGCTGGACAATATGTATATGCAGAACCATGGCCGCTATGCCGTCATGGAAGGTCAGGTGAATCTGGATGATCTGCTTACGAGCAGACCAGGGGGAATTGTCAGGACGAAAGTACCCGGCGCGGTGACACCTTTGCCGACCCCTCCGTTACAGCCGTATGTGTTTGAAACACTCAAATACTTGGACGGCATACGGGAGGAAAGGTCTGGGATGACGAAATACTCCCAAGGGTTAAACGAGGGAACCCTCACCTCTCACACTACGGCAAGCGCAGTCTCCCAGACCATGACCGCAGCGCAGCAGCGTATTGAACTGGTTGCCCGTTGCTTTGCGGAAACCGGTGTAAAAGAACTCATGCAGATGATTTACGAGCTTGTCCAGAAAAATCAGGACAAATCCCGTATTGTCATGCTGAGAAACGAATTTATCCCCGTCCGTCCGGATATGTGGAAGGACAAGATGGATTGCACCGTCTCTGTCGGGTTGGGTCACAGCAACCGCGACCAACAGCTTATGCACATTTCCAGCCTCATGCAGTTTGCCGCACAAGCCATGAAAGGGGGTCTGTCCATTATCAACGAACAGAACCTCTACAACTTGGGCGCGGAGATGATTAAAAACATGGGCTTCAAGAATGTGGATGACTTCCTGACCGATCCCAGACGCACCCAGCAAGAACCGGGGCCAAGAGAGCAGATGGCCGCAGCCGAAATGCAACTCAAGAAGGGCGAACTGGATGTAAAGGTCGCAGAGACACAGATCAAGCAACAGAAACTGCAACTGGAAGCCCAGAAAATGCAGCAAGACAACGCTCTCAAAGTCGCTGAACTCCAACTGGAAGCGGTACAAAACAGACCCGTAGGAATCGGATAATGCCCAAACTGAAAGTCGGGAAAAAGATAAAGAAGTTCAAATACACCCCGGAAGGTTTGGAGGCATATTTCGCTGCTTTAGAGAAAGAGAAGAAAAAGAAGAAGTCTCGCAAAGCATGAACGAAGAACAACGTGCGGAAAGCGCAAAACGTATTCTTGACGACCCTATCGTTCAGGAAGCGTTCAGCACTCTACGACAAGAATTTCTGGACAGGTGGGAGAACTCACCCGCCCAGGATACGGACGCAAGGGAAACCTTGTGGCTAGGACTTAAGATCCTTTCACGGCTTGAAGTCCATTTTGAATCACTTATCGCAAGTGGTCAGATGGCAAAAGCACAAAGAGATTCTAAGATCCTTTTTTAGAAATCTACCTACAAGGACGTAGGGAAGGGCCATTCGGCCCTTTTTTTCATGGAGCTAATTGTGGACACTCAAACAGAACCCACTGGCACGATTGCGGAAGCGCAAAAGGCCATTCTCGGATTGATGGACTCGGAAGAAACCCCGGAAGTCGAGGAGGCCGAACCTTCAGAAGCGGAAATACCGTTTGAAGCGTCAGAAGAAACTGAGGAAGAAGGCGAAGAGCTAGAAGCCGAAGAAGAATCTGAGGGTGAAATCACCGAAGAAGAGGAAGCAGAATTCCTATTTGAAGTAGATGGACAGGAACTCTCTGCCGACGAACTCAGGAAAGGCTATTTACGCCAAAGTGACTACACCAAAAAAACGCAGTCTCTTTCAGAACAACGAAAGGAGATGGAGAGTCTGACTGAACAGTATGGCGCTCAACTCCAACAGATTCAAGCAGAGAGACAACAGTACATCCAGCACTTGCAAGCTCTTTCCGAAAATCAAGACATCAAGAAGTTTGATATTGATTGGGAAAGGTTACGCTTGGAAGATCCCCTAGAGTACGTCACAAAAAGACAAGAGTTTCAGGAAGCCAAAGAAAAGGCTGAAGAAGTAAAGACCAAGGCCAAACAAGCTATGGTTAGAAGCGCGGCTGAGAAAGAACAACAGTGGGCCAAGGTAGTAGAGGATGAGAAATCAAAACTCATCGCTGCTCTACCGGAATGGGGCGAAACAGATTCCCAGAGGCAGCTTGCAACAGAACTCAGATCGTATGCACAAACCCTAGGCTACAGTGAGCCTGAAATCGACTCTCTTGTTGACCACCGTTCATTTCTTGTTTTACGCAAGGCCATGCTGTACGACGAGATGCAGAACGCTAACCCCAAAGCAAAAAAGCTGAAAGGGAAACCCAGGGTCATCCGTGCCGGAAAAGGGGCATCCAGAACGCAAGCGCAGAGAGATGCACTCAAAACCAAACGCAACCAACTCAAAAACAGTGGTCATGTCAGAGATGCGGCCAAGGTTTTTGAGGATTTCATTTAGGAGTTAAATTATGGCTGTTCCTTCAAATACCCGTGAGGTACATAGTGCTATCGGGGTACGCGAGGACTTGGCGAATGTTATCTACGACATTTCGCCTACCACGACTCCATTTCTGACAGGATGTGGCCGCGAATCTTGCGACAATGTTCTGTTTGAATGGCAGACTGATACCCTCGCAGCCGCCGCCGCGAATCGTCACGCTGAAGGTGATGACTCAACGGCAGCAGCAATTGTAGAAACCACTCGCTTGACGAATTATTCGCAGATCTCGAAAGAAACTGTGAGTGTCAGTGGAACCTCTGAGTCGGTCAATTTTGCCGGGAAATCCCGGTCAGAAATGGCTTATCACATGGCCCGTGCCGCGCAGACCCTTAAGCGCGATATGGAAAAGATGCTGATGGATAACGTCGCCAGATCTGCTGGTTCGTCCGGTTCTGCTCGATCCACTGCTGGTCTTGGATCTTGGGTGGCTTCAAACTATCACTCGCTCGGTACGTCCTCGGCTGGTACGGCAAGCTCCGGTAACGGAAGCGACACCGCTACGGCTGCTGGTTCTGCTGGTGCGATCACGGAAGCTGGTATGAAAACCGTGATCCGCGAGTGTTTCGATAATGGTGGTGAGCCTGACACCATCATGGTCGGTGCTTTCAACAAACAGGCGATCTCCGATCTCACACAGTCCGTTTCGTCACTGCGTACTGCTGCCGATAAGGTAGCCCCCGCGCACGTCGTGGCAGCCGTCGATGTGTATGTTTCGGATTTTGGAACCATGAAAGTGATACCAAATCGTTTTCAAGGAGCGGGTGACTGCTGGTTCCTGGATTTCGATTACTGGAGCATCTGCTATCTGCGTGAGTTCAAAACTGAAGATCTCGCAAAGACGGGCGATAGCCAGAAAAAGCATATCCTCGCTGAGTATGGTCTGAAGTCGAAAAACGAGAAAGCCTCTGGTTATCTCGCTGACCTCACCACTTCCTAATAGGAAGTAAGGATAGGGGGCTTCGGCCCCCTTTTCTTTTGCGCCCCCACTAGGGGGCTTTTTTTATGGCTAAGAAAAAGAAATCAAAAGACATCTTCAAGATTCTTGAAAAGGAATTTGAAAAAGCGGAACAAGAGCGCAAAGAACGCGAACTCTGGGCAAAACCTGGCCCCCGCGAAGTAGGCGGCAAAAAACGGTACTGGACTAATGGATAGAAAACCTTTTGAGAGGGTATCTCAGGTACATACAGATTGGATAGATGAACCGGATGGGACGGTCACTATCGAAACGTACCAGGATGCTCAACCCATAATTGAAGAAAACAAACGCCGGTACAACGATCATGGCGACCTACGAACCCCCGGAAAACTGAACTTCGACGGATTCGGACACAAAGTAGGTTCTATTCCAATGACAGTATGGGAGCAATGGCTAAAGGAAGATCCGGAAATTGCTAACAACCCCAAATTGGTTCTCAAGAAACTCAACGATCCTGAGTTTCGTTACTTCAAAACTACCCCTGTAAGGCTTTAACTATGTATAGACGCGACGATTCTGGTGCATACAACAAATGGGATGTGCAGAGCGCAGTCACGGTAGGTTCTTCTGCCTCCGCGACAGACGTATCGGGAGCCAAGATTCTTGGCATCCATACGGACGGAGAGATTTACTTTAACTTCTCCACCGCATCCTCCGCTGCTGTTAGCACCGCAAACGACCTCAAACTTGCCTC